AAGACACCGGCAGGAACGCAGGAAAAAGGAAGAGAGGAAAGCGAGGCAAAGGAAAGATAAGGGACAAAGGAAAGGAATAAGCACAAACTGCGGGGTTACGAAAAGAAAAATGGGCGAAGAGGGGTGGGCAGACTCTGAGCAAAGAGGGAGGGCAACATATGCCGTTGGGCAGAGCGGGCAACGTCCAGAGCCAGCGGACTGTTCAAGTCCGCCCAAGACAAGAGCTCCATGTAATTGAGCCACTTACTCTGGTTGCTGGGGTCGCGAGACTCCAAGATGAGCGTCCGGTAGTGAATGCCCTCAGCGGAGTACGTCGGGACAGGGCCACCCAACTCAAAGCCCGAAAACTCACCTGTCGGCCCATTGTTGTTCTTGAAGACCCAAGGGGAATCTGGGAAAGCGGTAGAATCACAGTACCGGTCAATGGCCTCATCATCCCCGTTTATCGCTACGGTGTCCTCCTTGGTGACCTGGTTGATGAGTGTGGCCACAACAGCGCGCCGCAAACTGTTGATGGCCCAAGTGTAACGATCGCCAGAGTTTTGCATGGTGGCCATGGGCCCGTGCTGGCTACGCGAGCTCAGGCGACGTTCGATGTAAGAGCAAATGTAGTCCGCGGGAAAACCGCACGAGTGCATCACGTGCACGTCGAAGTTCAGGACCCCGGCGTCGCAACCAACGTCCCACCGAGTAACATCTGAGGTATGAACGCCATTGCCCACACGCCACCGCTTCTTATACTCATCGATGAACCGTTGGGGGCTCATCCGACGGTAAAAAAGAATGTTAGGCGGAAACGCGTCAAAGAGCTCGTTCTCCAGAAACAGGGCGTACGGGGCGTCCGCAAGGGTTTGGGTGATGTCATACTCATGAATGAGCTGGCCCGGTACGGCGTGTTGAATCCTGCGCTTCTCTTCTTTACGAATGACCTGGTTCTTAAGGGTAATCTTGATGTCCGACCCGGTACGGTCCGGGTCATGGGCCTTGAGCTTGGCACGCACCGCCTCTTGGGAACGGGGGGCCTCGTACTCCTCAACCGCGAGATCACTGTACTCACTATGCTTCAAAGCGGACCACTGCGGGGGCTTGGGTACCAAACGGTCAAACTCGCGACACAGATCGGTCCGACTGCAACGCGCCATGCGCCTTGCATTAGCTTTCTGGGACATCGGTTTCAGTCGCCGCTGGACGGACAGGAAGTAAGTGGCAGTGTCCGAACGCTTGTGCTCGTGGGGGTTTACGAAGGCAA